AATATCTGTTGGTACTCAGGGGAGTCGATTAGTGTCTTAGCCTTTCGACCAAAACGGATCGCGAGTTCTGTTGTGTGGGTCGTCTGTATAATCTTGAGATCAGGTTTACGTCCTACCATCCAAGAGGGTAGAAGGAAGGACGCGAACTCTGACTTAGTATGCCTGGGCGGCATATTAATAATTAATCTTTTTATCTTACCTTTAGCGAGTCTGTTAAATTTGTCAGCAATCTTTTTGTGGTGGGGACCTTCTATAAATTCAGGCCATACATGTTTTACAAAATCTAAGAACGAGTCGTGGACTTTCTCTTGTTTTGTTTTCTCGTCTAGCTTCATGGCTAGTCTTAAAAATTCTTTCTGCGCGTCTGGTGGAAGCTTGTCAATAATTTCTTGTTTCATAAAAATTTTTGCAGAATTTTTTTCAACTCTGTTTCCCTCTCGTTTTCTTTTTACAGCATATCTATCTCTAAATCAAACAGTAAAGGTCAACCGTCTGGGACCCCTTTGTAAAACCGGGGGGGTGGGCCCGTAGTTAACAAGCATATCTTGTGTAGGGGTTGACACCCCTACACAATATGTAGTGTTTATTTATTCTTGATTATTTTTTGCGACTATTTTTTTTTCTGTCCATGCTCGTCTAGTCCACCCATAATCAGTTGTCCTTTCTGGGTGGTGAACTACTTGAACATCTATCGGAGTTTCACTCGGTTCGTGGACAGGAGCGATTGCAACTATTTGTGTGATATGTTTTTTTACAAACTCAAAAAAACATGCAACTCTACAAAAATGATTTTCCCAACCTTGCCACCACGCATTAGGTTCACCTACTCTTATTTTTCTAGTTCGTAAAACCTTATTTCCCTTAACACCTCTAATTCTATCCTGAGTGTGATAAGTATGACAATCAGGATTATGACACCAATTATAATCACTCATCATTACCCCCAACAGCTATCAAAGTATATTTACCTTTTGCAGTACGATATCCTTGATTATCTAAATCATAGTAAGTTAAAAGTTTATCACCTTTTTTACTTACCCATTCTCTACTTAAATCTGTCCACAATCCCTTTCGGAATATTCTTTTATTATGCTTTTTAGCAAAATAACCTATTGTGAACTTATCATTTATTTCTAGTTTCATATATTATCCTTTCTAGGTGGGATATTATAATATCCCACCTTATAATCAATCACTAATTTACAGAAACTTGTTGATTTCTAAACATAGCGATTTTTTCTTCTCTAGTCATTTCAACCTTATCTTCTAAAAGACTCGCTAAATTCTCAGGACTATAAACTGATAATGCTAAACTACTGCTCTCATTTAAAACACTTTCATTAAGAGCAACACCTAACTTATCAGCAAGGGACTTAGCTTGGTCAAAATATCTATAAGATTTTAAACCTAATCTTAATTTTTTCATCTTATCTTCAACATAGTCGAAAATTTTTTCATGGCATAAGATTAGATTTTCTTTTGCGTCATTGAATTGTTTCAAGACTTGATAGGTATCTTCATCAACTTTAAATTGTCTTGTGTGACAATAATGAGTTCCGATAACCCATAACTGAAAATCACTTTCCCATTCTGCTTTTGGTGTGATTACAGATTTATCATCATTAGAAGATGTTTTATATCCTAGCCATTTTTCACAAGCATTTTCTGTTTCATAATATCTAGGATTTCTTCTATCTTCTCTACCCCAACGATAGTAATAATCAGGGTCAAGATTTTTTGCTTTCATATCATCACGATAATAAGCTAAACCAAATTTACGACCTAAACCAAATTTAACATGGCAAGTATCATAATCTTGTTTTTCGTTGCCCTCACTATCTACTGTTGTGTAGTCATGTCTAAAGACAAAACAATTATCTTCAAACAATTCACCACCTGATCTATCATATTTTTTTATCATTGATCTGATAGTGTCAACATCTTCTTGGGGTTGTTGATGTCTTACAATTTTTTCAACAAAGATTTTCATTTGTGATCTGAAATTATTGTAAGTTTCTTTTGCCTTGTAATATTTTTTCATTACAGGGCTTTCTTCTCTCTCAAAGTGAGATTGAAATACATTACCTATTGCAGTTCTCTTTTCACTATTGAGAGTTAGTCTTTTTTTATTTTCCATAAATTATCCTTTCTTTGTTATGGAATTTTAAATTATTTGATTTGCTTTTTATTTGCAAGAAATTTGTTTTTTTTTTTTTTTTTTTTTTTTTTTTTTTTTTTCGGGTGGGTGGGCCCATGGTTTTCAAGCTCGACTGGCGCGTGTCTTGAATTTTGGGAACGAGCTGTTATATTATCCAGGTGACCAGGCCTAACGAACCGCAAGCTGGTGACCTGCAAGGGTCTTTGCCGTCTCACTTAAGATCTGACAGCTTGCATAATGACTGGCCCGGGATTTGGTCGAGACATACAATAGTATTAAATGTCTGGGTATGGTCCAGACATCAACCAAAGCCCGAGGGTCATTTATCTTTTCAGAGCTCAAGCCACAACCTCAGGTTGTGGCTTGGGTTTTTATTAGGGTGGGCCCGTAGGGCACAAGCATAAATAAGTTGACAGCAAGCAGGTGAACTGGTACACATGGGAAATTATAAGAAAGGATAATTATGAAAAAAAAAGAACTAAAACCTGAATACCAGCCGGGCGGCGCGCAGCGTCAATACATAATTGATAAGGCTGTAAAATATTTAAAAGAGTTTCCAGGCCTCCAATCTGATAAACAATCTTTTTTAATGGAGCAGATTGGGCTATCAGATACAGAATATCTGGAGGCGCTTAACAGGGCCAGTGGTGGTGAGCTGGTAAAGACGGCACTGGGGGACTGATGAGTTTCTCCAAACGTGAAAACGAAATTTGTGATATGCTCGCGTGGCTAGCCTGCCACGCGGACGAAGATTGTCCAGCTGAATATCGCACGAAGCATTTCAGGAACGCCCTGAACCGGGCCGTCGAGTTTCTGGAGTCCAGTGGCTGGTATAATTTTAACAAGGAGGCCAGAAGTAAAAAATAACTCCTGGGCTCGAGCGTGCAAACGCTCGAGCCTTTTTAGATTATATAAAAGGGTGGGCCCGTAGGGCACAAGCACAAAAAAAATTAAATAGTTGACAGCGGGCCGGTGACCTGCTAACACTGGGAAATTATGGGAATAGAAATAATAGTTTTAAATTTATTTTTAATTGCAAGTTTATTTGTATGAAAATAAAAGAAGCTGATAAAATAATCGTGTCTTTGTCAAAACCTGACAAGATGCCAGGATATGCTTACGGGCTGCCTGCGTGGGAGTGTAAGACGGGGGCCAAGCTGGCCAAGGTGCCGGGCTCGGTCTGTGCTGGCTGCTATGCAATGAAGGGCAACTATACCAGATTTCCAGAAATTAAACGCGCGCAATATCGAAGACTGGCAGCGATCAGGCACCCTTTATGGGTTCGAGCTATGGCCGCGAAGATCAACAGCATCGCAGTCAGTAAACATAAATTTTTTAGATGGCACGACGCCGGCGACGTGCAGGACCTGAGACACCTGGCCAAGATTTTCAAAGTTTGTAGACTCACGCCGGAGGTGCAGCACTGGATGCCAACGCGGGAGGCGTGGACGAAGAGATATATTGACCGTGCACCTGCAAACCTTGTTATAAGATTCTCAGGCACAATGATCGATCAACCAGCGGTTGAGAGCTGGCCAAATACGTCGACTGTTACAACAGCAGCCGGCGCTCGTACGTGCCCGGCACCGGACCAGGGGGGCCAGTGTAAGAGCTGCAGGGCTTGCTGGGATCCTGGAATCAAAAACATTGCATATGGTAAGCACTGATGTGGCATCATCCTAATTATTATAAAAAATTAAGAGCTAACAGGCAACAGGCTACAGGCAACAGGCCACGAGCTGACAAGCCGCAAGCAGGGGGCCGCGGGCGGGTGGGCCCGAAGGGCACAAGCTGTCAGGCGTCAGGCGATTCGCGAATCAACAAGCGTTGAATGTGGTCCCAATCATTCATTGCGAGGGAAGGTGTCTCTCGATGGTCCACTAGCAGACCGGGGATCGCGGTACTCTCATAAAGTTTTATGGCTCCGAGAGAGGCATCTCGGAGCAGGATAAAATTCCGTTTGGTTCTGGTAAGATGAAACATTTTTTGGTGGGGTGAGAACGATACTTTTGAGGTCTTTGTGACTTTCAACTCAACCAAGAAAAAACCACAATTATCATGGTATCCA